GGATAGCTAAAAGCTATGATCAAACATAAATGTTTGACCACCGTTGTCTAGTAGAAATGGAGTCACGCTCCACCACCTCTGAGGGGTTCAGCTCTGTTTGAGGACTCACAAGGTCCTTAAGCAGCCGGTTCCACGGATCCATTCGAATATCTCGTTTCTTCGTATGAAGAGCGAGAACCTTCGCTTGGAACAGCTGAAGTTCAGCATTCCATCGCGTGCGAGGGTATTCTTGAACACCCATAGCACGCTCCGGGATTACAACACTGAGGTATGATTCTTCCCGATCAGTAATTGGGACAAAACCCATTACTTTTCGGCATACTTCAATGCAGTACTCGCCTGTCCTTTGCATTCTATGCGAAGTCCAGAGTTGGCTTGCATATGCAAGCCATGCCGCGAGCGCATTACCCTCTGAGGGTCGACGTGCGGGGCTTTTCTTGAACCGTTGAGGTGTAATATCATGGCCAAGCCATGCATCAACACCGCAAGATTCTCGAAAAGCCGATGCATAGCACGATTTGTCGACGTTGACGGTTAAACCAACGTCGGATAGTGCTTGCATCACGACCTGTACATACTGCGTCGGGATGATGATATCATCACCGTACACAAATACAGACCGCGAAGCCACTTTGGGACGCACTCCGTTTGCACGGAGCGCTGCAACGCAGACAGAATAGAATACTACACTCTCTACGGGGAAGCATAACGCACTCCCCATAGGTGCAAATTTTTCTAATCTGATCTTGATTCCCGAAGGAAGCATTGCATAAGTTGACCTCGTCGCGTTTAAACTGCGCATGATATTATCAGGCATCAGCAAACGGACGAGCTCGTGACTAACTAGGTCCGAGGCGTCTTTAAGGTCGATCGTCGCGTACTCTCTCGTTTTACTCGAAAGTAAAGCAAGTTTGCCGTTGACAGACTGATCTTTAAAGTTAATCTGACCTTTTGCACTCGACCGTACCTCAAGGAAAGGTACAAGTTTCCGTGCAATACCTTGCTGAATGTATTGGATTTCGAGGGGTTCGCAACAAATCGTGCGTGGCCCTCTACTGTCCTTAGGAACAAAAACCACTTTAGAAGTTGGTTCTTCGTCCCTAACCATTCGGCGATATAAGCTAAGATTAGCTTTAAGGTAGCTAGCATTTAATCCCTCCCGTATCCCGTACATGTATTCATAATACGGGTATACGCGGTTGAGTTCTGGATAAAAGTGGGAAAATACCCACTTTTGTTCGTACTTCTCACCCGTGGCGACGGCTCCGGGCCCGTGATGAGGCATGATATCAAGAGGATCAAAACCCTCAAGAACTTCATGACAAACACGAGTCGCCATCTCTACCAAGGCGGGCAGCATCTTATTGCCGTTCCACCAGGGAATACCGCAGTTCAGTGCGTCGTTATCTTCAAACTGTTTTGCAGCTTGAGTTAATTGATCATCTGTATGCAGTACTTCAAGCTTGTAAAAGCTGTAGCAGATGGTCCTTGTCTGTTTAATCAGCAAGGCAAAGTCGTCAGTTGCGTGTCCCGCAGCGAGAGCCAGATGCATTAAATAGCAAATGGGACGCCACAGAGTTTGCAAGAAACGAGGATACACAGCTAGTCCATCATCCGCATAGGGTGCGAACCCTAAGGGTGGGGACACTGTTTCTCCAAAATTGAGCATCCTATCTAGCCACTTGCCTAGCATGGGCAACTGTTTCGTAAGAAAGCTCAATCCCTCTGAATCCACTCGACGTCGCACGTATGCAACGTCACGCTTATGAATGCTCTTCAGATCCCGTTGGG